CGTCGATCTGAATTATGCTGCGGCGATGGCAACCGCTGCCGGGACACCAGCGGCAAAAACCCGCCTTCTATGTCTCAATGCGTTGATTGCCGTTAACGCGCAGGCATCGGGGTCGTCGTTGATGGGACCAGACGGCAAGACCCCGCTGGCCAAGCCAGACCCCCATGCAATAAGTGACATCGAAAGCGTTGCGGAGCTGGTCGATAATCTTTCCCCGCAAGGGGCGCTTTACACATCTTGTGCTGGCGCGGCCACATTGTTCAAAACGAATGTGTTAGCGGCCATTAACGGTATTGTTACCGGGGTGGCGGCGTTTGGAGCGGCGGGTGGGGTGCTCCCATGAGCTATGGATGGGTTTGGACCATCTGGCTTCTTGTCATTGGAGGCAGCTTTGCCGCGTTTGAGGGATACGCTCTTGTCAACGGCAAGGAAACCCTCTCCCGATGGACGTGGACCGTTTCCAAGGCTTGGCCACCTTTCCCATGGCTCGTGGGTGTCGTCGTTGGGTTTCTAGCTTGTCATTTTTGGTGGGGTGGGATTGTCTGTTTTGCCCCCGTAGCAGGTGTGACGGCGGGCGGGTAAATGATCGACCAGACAATCACGACTGGGAATCTGATCGAGATAGCCACCATCCTCCTAGGTGGCATAACCGTATTTCTTTCTTTGAAGGGGACAGTTGGGCAACTGAGCGGCGATGTTGTGGAGCTAAAGGCGGACATTAAGGCGCTCAATAAGGTTGTTATTACAATGGCCGTGGCCGATCAAAGAATTACGGTTGCGGAAAAGGACATTCGAGAACTTCGTCACGGCAGAGGATTTGTGCGGGAGTCTCTGGAACGAGAGTGGCCCGGTATTTCTAAGGTTACTGGTTAAACCGTTATATTGACAATCTCTCATAAGGGATTGATAATGCAAGTATCGACTGGTGGCCGTAAGTCACTACACGACCCGCACCCGTAAGGTGCTTTTCGACTAGCGGACGTTATCCGCCGAAGGAGAGAGTGATGGCCGATCCTGAAACAAAGGATGAGGAGATTATTGATGGCGTCGATGAAACCGAAACGGATGGCGGCACCGAATCTGAGCAAAGTGAAGTCGGGGATGACAGTGAAGATGCCCCCGAAGGTGACGGGACCGAAGCTGAAGGGCAAGAAGTAGAGGCCAAGCCCTCCCGCGCCGAAACCCGTTTTCAGAAGCTCGCCAACGAAGCCAAAGAGGCGAGAGAGGAAGCGGCACAGGCCCGGCGAGAGATAGCAGAGTTCAAAGGCCAGCAGCGCCAACAGGCGCAGCAGGAATCACCGGATCAAGTAGCGCAGCGTCTTGCGCTTATGACCCCGGAAGAAAGGTTGGAATACAAGCTAGACCAGGCGGAGCGCAGAAATAGTCAGACAATGGCTAATATGCAGTTCCAAATGCAGGACACCGGAGACAAGTCGGCTTTCCACGCCCTTTGCGCTTCGGACTCTACAGCAGCCCGGTACAAGGACAAGGTGGAGTCGGAGCTAAGCAGGCTTCGATCCCAAGGCCAGAACGTAAGTAGGGAAGCATTGTTTACCTATATGTTCGGGCAAGATGTTCGTTCTAAGAGCGGTGCAGCGAGAGCGAAGCAGGGTAAGGACGGCGAGAGGCGGCTACAGCGCCAGAAGGTTGCCCCCGGAAATTCGAGGGGGGATTCACAACCTGCGAAGCGCGGTGAGAAGTCTCTTGAAGAGAAGCTAGAGAATGTAACATTCTAGGCGGGGAAGCCCTCGCCTTCAAAGGAGCGAAGCGATGGCTACCAACCAAGCCTCCCAGTTTTCTTCCGATATTGAAAATTTTATAGCCGACAAAACGCTGCCATTGGCGCGTCGGCAACTGGTGGCTTACCAGTTTGGCGATCCTCTGACTCTCCCGAAGGGCCGAGGAACCACCTATACCGCAACCCGGTATAACCGCATTCCTCTTCCGTATTTGCCGCTTTCCGAAGGCGTCCCGCCGATTGGCGAGACCATGACCATCGGGCAAGTCAGTGCGGTAGCCCAACAGTGGGGCGATAAGGTCACGATTACCGATGTGGCCGAACTGACCATCAAACACCCGCTGGTGATGAAGGCCCAGGAACTCATCGGCCTTCAGATTGGTGAAACCCTCGACCGCAATACCTTCAACAACCTGATGGGCGGCACTCAGGTCAATTACGTTAATTCTCGCGGTTCGCGCGCGGCCCTAGTGGCGGGCGACGTTATGAACCCCCACGAAGTAAACCGGGCGGTTGGCGCTCTGTTTACCATCGGTGCGCCCCGTTATATGGGCGACGAGATGACGGATACCAAGCTCAAGGCCGACGCTGGCGGCGCTAAGGCTTCTGCCAATCCTCGCATGATGCCACACTACGTTTCGATCATGCACCCGCTTCCGGTCGAGGATATGCGGGAAAACTCCACCATCGTTACCGCGTGGAGCTACAGCGACATCAACCGCCTCTACAATTATGAACTTGGCGAATGGGGCGGCGTCCGCTTCTGCTTCTCCAACATGGTCCCGTCCTGGACCGGGTATGCTCTGGTTACGGGAACTGGCGGTTCTGCTGGCGCTCTGGCCGATGCGACCTACTACATCATTGTTACCGGGTCCGACACTCAGAACCAGTTTGAGAGCTATGTGGCTCAGGTTTCGACCGGCATTGCCCTGTCAAACGGTAGCGCCATCGGCTCGATCAGCGTTACCGTCCCCTCGACGACCGGCTTTACCTACAACGTCTATGTGGGTACGACCAACACCCCGACAACCTTAGGCCTTACGGCTTCAGGTCCCACAGTCGGCCCGCAGGCCGGACAGGCTGTGCAGATCGCGGCAGGTGCTACGGCAGTCATTACCGGCATTGGCGCTGCCCAGACGCCTCCTGCACCCCCTGCAACGGGTGTTACGGTGTATCCCACCTTCATCATCGGTCGCGGCGCTTACGGCCAAGTCTCCCTGGACGATGTGAAAATCTCCATGTTGATGAACGCGGATAAGAGCGATCCGTTGAATCAGTTGCGCGTGGTAGGATGGAAGGTCTTTTATGGCACGCTCATCTCAAATCAATTATTCTTTATGCGTATCGAATCTACCTCGGCGTTCTCGTCCACCTTCGGCTAGTAGGGGAATTAGATGGCTCTACTGACGTTAGGAACGGTCGCCACCACTTCGCTGTCTGCCATCAAGTATTTTCATGGCATGAACGTGGCTGACTTTGCGGCGCTGGTTGCGAAGGTTCTCAATGAGGAATCTTCCGGCAGAGCGCCGCTAGGTCAGAATGCCCCTACGGCCCCCAGTGCCAAACCTTTGATGCCGGGTGCCATTACAACCGATGGCAGGTTGTTTGTTCCTAACCGTGGTGTTCTTCAGATTAAGCCTGGGGATTATATCGCGGTTGACGCAAACGGCTGGCCTATCCTCCTTTCCGCCAACGCTATTTCTGGCGGGACTGCTCCTAGCGCAACAACTTCATGGGCACATTCATGATGGCTAAAACCCGCAGACCGTTGGATGCTTCCTCGGTTGACCCTGACTTGATGGAGGCCGCTCGTAAAACCGCCAATGTCAAAAAGGCTCGCATGTTGGCCGAGCAGGAGCTTGGCATTGGTGACGATACGATGGGGGTTGTGAAGGGTGCGGCCCCCAAAAAGGACGAGAAGATGGTCACGTTGACCCTCGATCTCGCTCCTCACTCTCTTGAATTGCGGGTTGACGGCAAAATCTGGCGTAACGGTCAGACCATTACTGTGACCGAGCGTGAAGCCCGCTCACTGATGGAGATGATTGCGAAGGGCTGGCGGCATCAGGAGGAGATTGACGGCAAGACGCATAATTTCTACAAGCCTCGTCTCGCCGTTCTTTCAGGTGCCAACGTCTAAGAGGACACATGCCCGACAAAACCCCGGTCGTTCCTGCTCTTGCCATCTCTCTCGAAGCCAAGTTCAACCAAAGCCGAAGCGTAGTCTTTCAAACCCATATTCCGCTCGATGCGGACCCGAAGGAAATCTACAAGCAGTTTTCAAAGGTCTGTGAGATTGCTGACCGGCGCGAGGAGTTCTACCTTCTCAAAGGTCTACGGATTACTCTTGAAAGGGACGAAGCTCAGCTAAAGAATGATGTGGAAAAGGTAGGTCGTCTTGAGGATGCTTACCGTAACGAGTGGGCTAATTCAGGTCGCAAAGGGACTTACGAACTGAAGGGGCAGCAGCGGACTAACGTGGATAACCAGCGTGGTTCATTGGTGGCTCTGAAGGAACATATCGTCAAGATAAAGTCTGAGATGGCTGAGTTGGAGAAGCTTCAAAAAGCTTATGAGTAAAGATGGCCCTGACATCGGCGCAGATTGTAACCCTGGCTACGCAGACCGCTAAATGCCTAGGTTACACTTCGCAAGCCGGTCAGTTTCTTAACGCCATCTTACAAGACCTCTGCCAGACCTACGACTTTGAAACCATCGTCAAGACGATAACTTTCAACTTCAATCTGTCGCAGACTTCAGGGCCGGACAACCAGTATATTGCTGGTTGCGGTCCTAATCCTTTGCCGTTGGACTTCCTGCGCTGCAAGAATAACGAGGCCATCTATTACATTCAGGGCGTCCGGTATGTAATGATAAACCTCGATCAAGCCGAGTTTGACATGCTCGTGCAAACGGCTGGTTTCAATTCATACCCGACAAATTTCTACATCGACATGGCCCCAAAGAGCCAAGGTCTAGCCTGCAATCTCTATTGCTGGGTGCCTGCCAGCGGGGCTTATCCTGTTACGATTCGGTACTACCCGCAGATGGCTGAC